GTCGTTTTAACGCCCATTTTTCTTAGATCCCTTCGCTGTTGACTGCAGCGAAACTTAGAATCCTTTAGAGAGAGTCCTGCTGGAATCTGAGATTTATTTAGGTCTTAAATACGCAGAGTTGCGCGCTTGGAAAAAAAAACAAAAATCCGAGTTGTCTGAGGTAGATTACTCGTATCTTGAATTTGTTACTAAGTATCTGAGTTTTACTCCTTATCCTACTACAACTTATTCTACTTTGGTTTTAGTTTCTGTTCATAGTTCACAGCCTCGTATTGGTTATACGCAATTTATTATACAAAAGAAGACAAAGAAAGGTATGTCAACTGAAATACGTTATAAGAAGCCTTTAGTTTTTGTCAACGTTCCAACCGGAGATCCTCAGTTGGCTCATCGCCAGGCAATAACATATTATGCAAATTATATATCTACTGTTATGCCTTTGGAGAAATTGTCAAAGATATCTGACGAATGTATTGCTAAATTACCTATGGTTCATTCAATTCGGCCCAAATATGGTGCTTTGGTCACATCGCCTGTGGTGTTGCATGATGCTCCCGCACTTTCTTATCATCAGGTTCAACTTGTTTATGAGTATGAGTATTATCGTACTGTTGGCGATTGTGTGGTTTGCCTTAATTCTGATATGTTGGTAGTGAAACATCATGATAGGAAAGATTGTTACGCAAAAGTATGTTATGCTTGTTATGCTTCTATTTCCAATAATATGAGGCAAAATCTTCCAATACCATGCCCTTATTGTAAGTCTGAGCTTAGAATTGCTAGTCCGGCAGGTCCTACTGGATTTCATTGGTCATATGTTTCTGGAACATCTACTCATGAGGTACAAGAATATTTTATTCCTGTTATTGATAGGCCTTTTGCTAGTTTTAAATGTTCCTCTCCTATTGTTAACTTTACATCTGATTATTTGAAAAATTACTTTACTGATGCTGTCGGAGGCAAGAAGCTTAAAGTTTTTGATTTTTTAGACCCCCAGCACTACGATATGAAGTTTCCTAACAAGGGTAGTGCAGGATTTGTTTTTGGAGTTGAAAATAATCAATCTTTAACTAAGCGGGAAGCTTACCCACATGTTCATAAGACGTTGATGACAATTATGACTGTTGCTGCTAATTATATACGCAATTATTTATATGATGATGCTTATAGTTATTTGAATAAACAACTTATTAATGTTTGTAAGATGCATTTGAAAGTTGAGATTAGATGTCCTGAAAGAGTTAACGGTGAGTGGTCAAAGAAGGAGAAAGGTCGTGTTTTTTTTATATCTGACTTCATCTCTTATTTGATTGCCAAGCCGTTTATAGCTCCATTAGTTGCTCTATGTGGTACTGATATTGTTAAAAATGTACCTATTGCTATAGGTATGAGATTCGATAGAGGATCTTGTACTGAATTCTTATGTGATTTTCTTGGTATCTCTCATTATAATTTTGTTAATTCTTTGAGTGCTACATCACTATGTAAACAAGTTATGTCTAAATGGCGTATAGTCGAGTTCGATTTTAAGAAGTTCGACGTCCATCTTTTAGCGCATGTTTTAGTCGTGTGCATGAATGTTATATTTTCATTATATGATTGTCCTTCAACATTTGAAGCTTGCCAGACTGATCAGCAGCGCATGTTTTTTCTGGTTTCTTTACAATTTCTTAATTCTTTAATTGCCAAAATTGTCAATGTGCCTGATGGTAGAGGGTGGTTCGAATTTATTGGTTTGATGTTGTCTGGTAAATATGAGACCGCCTATCTTAACAGTGTCTGTAATTGGTTCATGTCCATTTCAACTCTTTGTGACATGTATACAATTGAAGTAGTTAGATCGGCTCTAAAAGATTCTGTTGGTTTACGTTTTAAGATGTTTGGTGATGATAATTTGACTGCTTTAAATCTTGATTTCTTTCCAAATTTTAGTTCGTCTAGATTTACTTCTACAATGCGTGAGTTGTTTGGCATGGTAATATCTGATGCCGACATTAAAGTTCATGATCATATCTTTAGGAATTGTTGTAATTATGTTGGTGTTCCCAATCATGATTATCCTACTTTCTTAAAGTATTCTTTTATGTATAGATCATGTTATAAACATGGTGCTGAGTCCTATTTTTTTCGTGATACGGATCTCAGTTTGCCGAAGTTGTTTAATTCAGCAACTCATGTGTTGACTCCGCCCTTAGCTGCTGCCAAAGCATTATGTTTTGCTTATTGTGCTGGCTCTAACTTTGAAATTTATGAGGCGGCTTCAGCCGTTTACTTTGCCAGTAAGTTACATTGTACTGATGCTGATATATTAAGTGTTTTTGATGTGCGCACTGATTTGGTTAAGAAAGCTATAGAGTTTGCTCTTGAACCTAATGATTTAGTTCGTTTTCCTTCGCATTCTGATGTTATGGATAGATTTGCTTGTCACTTTCCCAAGTCTAAAGAACCCTTCGTTGAATGGGAACAATTTAGGGTTAATGAGTTGAATAAGATATGCTTATTTAACGACGATATGTGATTTATGTCGCCGCATTTTATGCATCTGACTGTTAATTCAGTTGGCCACATTCATCACTATAAAATGTGGATGCCTTAGAG